CCAACGAGAAGGCTGTTTTACGGCATGTGGTTGAAAATGGAATGGATGCCTACATCAAGCCTTCACTAAAATGGGCTGACTTTAAAAAGTCCCTGCGGATCGTTGAAGCAGATGGAAAGAAAGTAGCCGTGGACGAAAATGGAGTGATTGTTGACGGCGTTGAAATCAAGCCTGAACAAATCAAATTTTCAGTGGAGGTGGACTGAAATGGCTGAACATGCATTAGCACAGCAAAATGCTTCTTTATCACTAATCGACACGGTTGATATTGGCGCAGTACAAACCACATTGGCAAAGATCGAGCAGTTCCAAAAGGTTGTCCAAAACACTTTAAAGGAAAATCATGACTACGGCATTATCCCGGGAACCGACAAGCCGACACTCTTGAAACCGGGTGCTGAAAAAATTCAGATGTTGTTTGGCGTTACAAGCGAATATGAGGTGACGGAACGCATCCAGGACTATGATAAAGGATTTTTTGCTTTCACTGTTCGCTGCACAATCTTTAAAAATGGAATGAAAATCACGGAAGGTGTCGGCCACTGCAACACACGCGAGAAAAAATATGTTAATCAGGATCCGTACACGCTCGCCAATACATGCTTGAAAATGGCGAAGAAGCGCGCACAGATTGATGCAACTTTAACTATTGCCAGTTTATCAGAAGTATTTACACAGGATATGGAAGATTTACAGGACTATCTCCAAACAGAACAGATTGAAACGATGACGCCGGAAGAAGCAGGAGCAACAAAACTTACTTTCGGAAAGTTCAAAGGGAAAACATTGAAAGAAATCTATTTGTCGGACAAGTCTTATCTCCAATGGCTGGTTAAGCAAGATCGTACGAAACCAGTAATCAAGAAAGCTATCAATATCATGTTTGAAGCAGTCGAACATCAAAAACAAGAAAGAGCACAGCAACCAAAGGAACAGTCAACGCCGGTCCAAAATGAAGCGAATAAAACTGATAAGCAAGAGGAACAAAATCCTTTTGATGATGCTGAACCGGTTGAGATCAATGATGATGAATTTCCATTCTGATAAAAAGGTGCCTCCTCTTTTTGAGGAGGCAACCAACAAAAAACAAGGTGGTGAAAAACTTTGGCTCGGCCAAAAAAAGAAGGCATGGACTATTTCCCGCATGATACAGACGCAGTAAATGACGAAAAAATTGAGGCCTTGCGATTGCTTTACGGAAATGATGGATATGCTTTTTATTTCATCTTACTGGAAAGAATTTACCGCACCGCAGAATTTGAACTCGACATTTCTGACGCAGAAACTATTCAGATACTCAGCAGAAAAGTAGGGGTTTCTGTGGAGAAATTCGAGCAGATGCTGGAGTCGGCACTCAAAAGGAAATGTTTTGACCGTGAGGCATACGAAAGCAGGAAGGTTTTAACATCGCCCGGGATAAAAAAGAGGGCAGGTGTAGTGGTTGAAAAGCGAAAAAAGATGCAACAGCGGTATCAATTATCAAAAAATGATGTTTCTTCCCCAGTTTCTGATGAGTTTCTGCCGCAGAAACCAGACAGAAACGCCGCAGAAAGTACACAAAGTAAAGTAAAGCAAAGAAAAGAAAAGGAAAGTAAGTATGCTGCTATAGAGTCTGCATTTTTAAATCTTGGGGGAGGACTCATTCTTAATCCTGATGATATTGCTTGTATAAACCGAATGGCTGAACTGGATGTAGAAGTTGAACAAATCGTCACATGGATGCAAGCCAAACATGACGATTACTACAAGAGAAATCCTAACGGCAAAATATCGTCTATCAAATACTATGAGCCTTACATCATGGATATGTACAAGAAGTTAAGAAACAACGTTGTTCCTTTTTCGGAGTACAGGCCGAAAAAAGAAGAAACGCTTGAGGAACGATGGGAACGCCTCAAGCGTGAAGGGAAGTTGCCTTTTCTGAAGGAGGGAAGCTAATGGATGAAAATCAAATTTTAGAAATCCTGAAAACAATTAACGCGGCTTATTCAAGGTTTGAAGTGACTGACGATCGGATTGCGCTATGGGGAGACATGCTAAAGGATATGGACTTTAACAAGGTAATGCACCGGCTAAAAGCCCATATCAAAGATAAACCTTTCCCACCTTCCATATCCGAAATATCGGTCTATGAAACACCTAAAAACGAATTTTTAGAGAAATACAGAAGCTGGCAACTCGAGGGGGCTGAACGCATTGCAAAACAACGAAGAGATGAACGTGGACAGTCTGAACAGCCTCGCGCCGACAAGTGAAACGCTCGAAGCTGAAAATATGGTGCTCGGGGCCGTGTTTCTGGAACCGGAACTGATTGATGAAATCATTCTGGAACCGGAACACATGAACCATATGAAAAACCGGCTCATTTTGAAAGCAATGAAAGAGCTGCAAAGCGAAAATGTGGGAATTGATACCGCAACTGTTGCCAACAAGCTTGGAAGCAACTTAGAAAACGCCGGTGGCATTTCCTACATAACCAGTTTAGCAGTGTCGTGCCCGTCTACTGCAAATATAGCGTCCTATCAAAATATCGTGTTGGAGCAATACAAGACACGGAAACTGGTGGAGGCGGCAGCAAATTTCCTGAATAACAAAACCGACCAGGCTGCAGACGACATGTACCGCGTTTATGTTGAGATGCAGGAAGTCGGTCTGAAAAAAGAACGAAGCAAACGGGAAACGCTGATAGAAATCTACAACGAGATGAATGAAGACCATGGCGAACTAACCGGAATTGATACGGGGTTTAAAGATTTAAACGACATGACTGGTGGACTGAATGGTGGTGACTTAATCATTGTGGCGGCCAGGCCTTCCATGGGGAAGACAGCCTTTGCCTTAAATTTGGCGATGAAATGCTGCGCGACCGGCGGAGTTGCCGATGTATTTTCTCTGGAGATGCCGGAAAAGCAACTGACACAGCGCATGTTAAGCGCCATCGGAAATATCCATGGCGCCAAATGGAGAAACCCGTATCGGACATTTTCTGACGATGATCGTGATAGGGCCATAAAAGCGATCGGGATATATGATAAGTGGCTCATGAACATCCATGACGAATCCACACAAACCGTCGCAGAGATAAGGGCGGCCGTCAGAAAAACGCAGCGAAAACATCCGGATCAAAAACACATTGTTGTAATTGACTACCTACAGCTAATTACGACACTTGGAAAATTCGACCGACACGACCTGGCGATTGGAAGCATTACTCGAGAGTTAAAGCAAATGGCTCGGCAATTTGATGTGCCTGTGGTGCTCTTATCGCAGCTCTCCCGGGGCGTTGAGCAAAGGCAGGACAAACACCCTATGATGAGTGATTTACGCGATTCTGGGAGCATTGAGCAGGACGCAGATATGATTATGTTCTTATATCGCGAAGATTATTATGACCGTGATACGGACGCTAAAAACATTGTTGAAATTAATATCGCTAAGCAGCGAAACGGCCCTGTAGGCACGGTACAGCTGGCATTCATGAAAGAATATAGCAAGTTCTTGCCACTAGAAAGGAGATATGAGGAATGAGCGCACAAGCTGTTTTTAAACAGATGCGTAATCACTTTCTGAAGACTGGTGAAATTATGCAAGGTGCTGAATTCACTAGGAAAATTGCAATGAGATATGATGTTGATTCCGTAATTTACGGACTGCTGATGTTTAATCAATACCTTGATGATCACAGAAAGGAAGTAGGATGAAACCATGACAAATGCCACAATATCCGAGTTAAAGCGGAGCCATCTACTCCGCCAACTCGAAAAAGCAAATATTCGTGAATTCGCAGGTAAATCAATTCAAGAATTATCATATCACGACCTAGTGTACGCTTTGACCATGCAAAAAATACAAAATCAATGAGGTGATGGAAATGTTGGTGAATGGAATAAATACCTATCCAGAAATGAACGAAACAATCAAGGACCTTTTGAAGATGTCCAGTGAAAATAAAGATCAGTATATTTTGGCGCGTATTTTAGAACTTGAGGAAAAAGTTAACCGTTATGAAAAAGCTCTGAAACTTTATGCGGATGAAAATAATTGTGATGAATATCCAGTCCATGAGGATTATGTAATTAACTTTCGTAAAGATGGAGATTCTGGTGAAATAGCAAAAGAAGCATTGGAGGAAATGAACCTACAAAAATTATTTGAAGCACAAAAGAAACTAGATGAACACATTGAAAAAGAGCATCCAAGACAAGAGGGAGAAGATCGGCTGGCGAAGAAGATATTGGCGCTGCAAGTGGAATTAGGCGAATTAGCACAGGAATGGCGCGGGTTTAAGTATTGGAGACATGACCAAGAGCCGAGATTTGGCGGTTATTGTGGTTGTGATGATGGCTATGTAGATATTTATTTGGGCCATGGAGAAGTTGGACAAAAGTTATGTCCACAATGTGAAGGTGAGGGAACTTTGCCTAATCGGGTTTTAGAAGAATACGTGGATTGCCTGCATTTCATCTTATCCATCGCCATTGAATTAGGGTATAAAACCGAGGATTTATACGTCTGGGATGGGGAATTGGAAGGCGAAACAGTGGATGTTTTTATAGAACTGATGTATTGGACTAGCCGAATTAGTTCTAACGATAAATTTAAGAGAAGAGCAGCGTTTAGAACGGTATGCTATATCTTTTTCAATTTGGGTGAACGTCTTGGATTCACCTGGGACCAAATCGAAGAAGCGTACATGAAAAAGAATGCGGAAAATCACGAACGGCAGGAAACTGGATATTGAGGTGATGTCATGTGACACGCACCGAAAAACACATCATCAATCAGCAGATTGGTAGATTGCTAGATATGCAATGCCGGAAATGTCCAAACAATAATTTGGATCACGCTGTTGCCTGCACTGACTGTAAGGTATATGCGGAACTCCGTGAGCTTGGGAATAGGCTGGACCCAACAGCTAAAAACCACAAGCCAGCAAGAAAACAGTTTGATTTCAAAGGCCTTAGCATCCCAATATATGTTTATTACCGAAATCTAGGATTAAGGGATTTTGAAATAGCCACGGAAGTTGGATTATCTCTTTGGACATTGAGAATGTGGAAACTTCAGCATAAGCAGGAATTGGACAAGCTGTTTGCTGACGGCGTTATTAAGAAATACAACAGGAAACAGAAGGCAAAGGATGAAGCTAATGGAACGGATGACAGCAGCGGAATTTCGACGGCTAAACCGCAAGCGTAAGCCAAATAAGTACCGCAATAAGAAAACAAAAGTTGATGGCGTATGGTTCGATTCACTTGCCGAAGCTACTTACTACAGACAGCTGAAATGGCTTAAACAAGCGAAGCAGATCAAGGACTTTAAGATACAACCAAGATACTTACTTCAAGAACAATTCATAAAGAACGGAAAGACATACCGAAAGATAGAATATGTGGCTGACTTTGAGGTCATTAAGAACGATGGAACGGTGGAAGTGATCGACATTAAAGGTGCTCCGTTGACGGCTGTATTTAAGCTTAAACGCAAGCTATTTGAGTATAAGTATGATGTCTCCATCAGGCTTCTAAAATACGAAAATGGACAGTTTGTAGAACTAAAGGAGTGATACAGTGAACGTATACGACTACTACATCACGCCGGAAGAATACGAGATCGCGGCGAAGAATGGGATTTGCCGCAAAACTTTAGAAAAAAGGATTCGCGAGCTTGGATGGGATAAAGAAAGAGCTATTTCAGAAAAGCCACGAAAGAAGTCGTCGATTAAGAAACTGGCTGAAATCGCTAAAAAAAATGGGATAAATTACCATACATTCCATTATCGTATCAGAAATGGATGGGAAATAGAACGCGCAGTTTCTGCACCACTTGTAGATAAGAAAAAGCTTGCTGCTCATGCTTCAGAGTCTAAAAGAAAATATCCTAAAGATGTAGTGGAGATGGCAAGGAAAAACGGCATTTCTTATACCTGCTTTGTGAAGCGCGTTTACAATGGAATGGACTTGATAGAAGCGGCAACCAAGCCGACAATGACGCCGCACGAAAGGGCATTAAAAGCAAAGGTATCAATCCAAAGGTTGTTTTTAAGGAAAACAATTTAAAGCACGAGAAACGTAACATAGAAAAAATATGAGCTCTGGGAGTGATATAAATGACTGCAACATACGTACATGATCCTGAGGACAGATACAATCTCCGAACCAGCACCGGATGGAGAGCCAAACGCCCCGGCAAGGTTACAATCTGGTATCTAACTCCGGAACAGCTGGAACGAGTAAGACGCGGTGAGCGCACGACCGATGTGATTGGAAATGACAAGAAGGGTCACTGAACATCGGGCCATATCTCATGACCGGGAAGAATTAATGGTCATCACGGTTTTTGAAGAAGGCCTAAACAAGGAACAGGTGCGTAAGGAAAGTATCTTTAGCAAGAGACACGGTGTCCTTGTTGGCAAGAACGGCAAATATGACTGGAAGTGAATGCAATGAACCAATCTGATCGTGAAATGATGATCGAATGGCTGTGGTTGGTGACGGGCTATAGCAGGGAGTATTGGGAAAAATGTTCGGACGAGCAACTAGCGAAAGAATATGAAGATCATATGAGCTGGAAATAAAAAAACCGGGTTCCCCCGGCTGGTAAATTAGTGGACACCTATATTTTACCATAGGGGGAATCCTGATGGCAGTGAATATCGAAAAAATGACAGCTGAAATAGATTTAATGGAGACGGCCGTGTATATCGTCCAGGATGGGCATCTGACCAAAGTGACCCCAAAACCGTATGGTCAGGATATCTTGATCTGGCAGAACGGCAAGGTCTTTGATATAGAACGGATCGACCGTAAGAGGCTGATTGGGCAGGATGTCATATAGGGTGGGGGTGAAACACGTGAAACCAAAGGTGCGGCAAAAGGGCGAAAAATTTCGCCCGATTGTAACAGTACTGAAGGTAAAGCGAGGTCTGCCAACAAAAATTATGGTGAGCGGGCAACAATTTTGCTGATGCCAGCAAAAAGCATATTTAGTACAAAAAAAATGCATATTAGAACCAGCAAAATACTTCCCTAGAGATTGGAAAATAATTGTGGGTGAAAACGTGCTATTAAATAGAGTTGCTTGTGAGAAGTGCAAAGAAAAATTTAATACGTAGTACGGGCATGATCCACAAAAAATCGAGAGGAGCAAGACTATGGAACCAAGATTTCTAGCTTGGGATTGGGATGGTGGAGTGTTTAAAAAAATCCCTTCAAACGATCCCGTTGAAGCAATCTACATGGCTTGGAATTATGAATTTGATGTTTTCAGAGCAGAGGACAAAAAGCTAATTTTTAGCGGTCAGGAAGATGATGAGGGAAATTCCCTGATGCTTGAACCATATGGTCTTAGATTGATTGATTATAAGGGGAAAAGAAGACTGCAAAATATTAAGACAGGAGAAGTCTATAAAGCGAGTTGGGATGAATGAACTGTTATTTCGGAGGAGCACTATTCGGCCTGTCACTTGGCCGAGTGATATGGAAAAAATGAAATATACATTTGGAAAAAGACATTGGAGAAATCCAGATAGCAAATATGGATATGGGGACCCAATGCAATTAGATAAGGATGTTATGGACAGTATTATGAAATCTCGTAAACGTGGAAATGAAATAAAGGAAATATTGGTTGCTGAGATAAATAAAGATCCGGCCAGACAGCGGGAAACATACGAGTTGATCATAAAGTCGTTGATTGAAATTAAGACAGAACTGAAACTTTAATATGCTACCGGAACAACCGGGGCACTGATTAATCGCTTTTACAAGGCGGTTATTCGGTGCCCGAACAAACTTGAAAGGAGGCAAGAACATTAACGAAATAATGGAAGATGTCATCGCCAGTATGAAAAATTGCTGGCATGGTCGGAATTCTCCGAAAGCATTGACGAGTGCAATAAATGAAGTTAAGAAGCTGGCAAACCTGGACAAACAGACAACGATGTTGTTTTTGAGTCGTAAACCACTGGATGACATAGACGAATGGAATTGCTATGCAGCGGCATGGCGGACGATAGAAAGATCAATGGAATATCAGTTTAAAAATGGCGATCAAATCGAGTTTTGTGGAAAAGTTCATACAATCATTCAAATAGATTTGGATGGTAGAACGGCAAAGCTTGATGACAAAAGCATTGTTCCTTTGGCAGCATTGAAAACTCATGAAATCTATGAACAACTATCATTTTTCTAATGGTGAGTATAGGAGCGTTTCTGATAATGATTGAGGTTGGATTGATTTTACTTGGAGTCTGTTTTGGTTTATCACTCGGCGCGGTGCTTTGGAAGAAATGAGAAGGAGATGCAAATATGCCGACACACTTGATATATAAGGCATGGCAGAATACAAAAGATGAAAACGGCGTGATTATGCAAAATACAAAGGATGCGAAGGGCAATGAAATCGTAAGGCAAATCAAGTTTGAAGATCCAATGAAGCAAAAGGATATGGAACCGCATGAAGGGCACTGCTTTTTGTGTGGTGAACCGATGACACACGGCATAAAGCTGAAAAAGATATTTTCAAACGTATTTACAGACTGGAATATTGCCAAATGCCGGGGTGAAACACATGTATGTCCGGCATGCTGTTTCTCAATTTTGACCACGAAAGAACGATACGGATTGCGGACCTTTTCAAATGTGGCGAATGAAGAAAGGCTTTGGCTGCCAAACCGGGTAGAGATGCGAGAATTTCTATTGCAGCCGCCTGATCCCCCATTTGTTATAAATTTGGCTGTTTCCCAGAAAAAGCACATCGCTTTTAAGGGGGAAGTGAATTATTCACGTGACATATTTATCGTCATGTACGAGGAAATGCCGGTGCTGATCGTGAGGAAGGAATTTGCAAGGTTGCTTGAACTGGTTGAACATTTTCTCTACGGGTTTACCAAAACAGAGATCACAACCGGCGAATACAACCAAAAACGGATTTTGAACTTTGGTATTGAGGCCTGGGAACACTTTGAAGAACGGGTTAAGACGTACCGGGGCAACCCTATACTTGATGTCGTCATGTTTATTGCACAGAAAATTGAAAATGAGGAGGACTTAAAATGTTTTATGGTTTCCGAACTAAAGATGAAAACGCAGGAGCTGCCGCCCTACTTGTCTACGCCGTCTACCGCAGCCGAAACCGAAAAAGAGGACCAAATGGAATCGACATGTGGGGGCAAATTGAACGATTTACCAAAGTCAGCGCAAAACGAGCAATTAGCATTGGATCTTTTTTAGAAACATTTAAGCGCAAAATGGCGTGTGAAACGATTAACCCGAAATGGTGTGACAGTGGCAGCAAGGTCATGACTGCCATACAGGACGAGCTTGGGAACATCATCGTAACTGGAAATGAAGCAAACGGAACGAACCGGCAGTTTTTGACTGAGGTCATGGAAAGTGGGAAAGATCAGGATATCCTGTATGAATTGTACAAAGAAACGGCCCGAGTGATCATGCTGGTGCGTGATCGACTTGAAAGGGAGAAACCAATTGAACACAAATTAGAAGAAATTATCGAAAACGAGGGGGAAAACTAAGATGAACCATTACAGAATTGAAACCATTTATACACTACTGCAGCCGTTAAGCCATATCGGAGAAAGCGAATCAACGCAAAGTTTTTTGAATACGACAACCGTTGTAAACAATGGTGTTCCAGAGGAAGTATTTGTTTATACAGGAAACGCCCTGAGAGGTATGCTGCGCGATTGTGGGGCGCGTTACCTGCTCAATAAGCTGGATATTCGAGTGCCGTTAAAAGCATTCCACTTGTTATTCAGTGGAGGCTCAATCGGCGGAGCACAGTCGTTAGATATTGACCAAGCAAGGGTGATTCGTAAAGCACTGCCATTTGTATCACTATTTGGCGGCGGTGTTGGAAATCAAATTTTAGATGGAAAGCTGAAACAAACTTTTGTTTATCCAATATGCAGAGAGACAAATAATATCATTCCGAGCTATATTGAAAAGTCTGACTATAGTTGGAGGCATTTTACAAATGTGATTGAGTTTTCGAGGAAAGATGATGAAAAGAACGTGAACCTTGCAGAACAATTTTTGATCAATAATGAGGAAATACAGCTGATCGAAGGCGAAAACAAAAAGAAGAAAGAAAAAGACGGACCGGCAACTCAAATGCGATACGGAGTTGAATATTTAGCGGCCGGTACGAAACTCTGGCACCGTTGGGATATCATCTGTAATGAACTGGAACTCGGGGCGTTTGTTTCCTGTCTGCATGAATGGCAAAAGCAGCCTTATCTCGGTGGGATGAGCGGTAAGGGTTTTGGATTGGTCGCTGCTGAGATGGACCTGGTAAAAGAGGATGGACGCGAATCATTCGCGCAAATCGGACAAGAGTTTATCAAACTGGGAACGACCGCAGAGCAGACGAAAAAAGCATATGATGAACATCTGAAAGAAATGTATGACAGTTATCTGATTGATAACAAGGAGGAATTCACCAAGCTTTTGGCAGGTGAGGTGAAATGAAAAACCTGAAGATCACGGCCCGTCTTTTGGACGGGCGCGTGAACTCTAACGATGGCATTTTTAATTTGGACAGTATCCTTGCTTATGCGTGGATGCTCGAAA